AGGTCATGGTCACGGGCCTGGCGCGGCCAACGGCGGTCGTGATCCATCCCAACGATTGGCAGGCGGTACGGCTCGGCCGGGAGAACGCGGCCACGGGTACCCTTGGTGGCTACCTGTACGGCCCGCCGTCGATCTCGGGGCCGTCGACCATGTGGGGCTATCCCGTCGTGGAAAGCCTGGGCATGACCGAGAATACGGCGCTGATTGGCGACTTCCCGATGGGCTGCACGCTGTTCGACCGGGAGGCGGCCAACATTCGCGTTGGGCTCATCGACGACCAGTTTGTCCGCAACATGCAGACGATCCTGGCCGAGCTCCGCTGCGCATTTGTCGTCTGGCGGCCTACCGCGTTCGCGAAGATCACTGGTATTTGATGCTGCGGCACCTTCGGCTCAATCGGGTGTACGTCGCCGGTCCCGGCGGCGTGCGCGTCGTGCACCATGACGGCTCGATCATCGAACGAGCCGAAGGCTATCAGCTGTCCCTCGATCGCTGGCCGCAGTCGATCGAGGGACAGTTCCTCGATTCGCGCGGTCGGGTGGTGACGCTCAGCGGCAACATGCTGCGCCGTCGCTACGAGGACAAGGTGTTCCGCGTATGAACGGACAGTCGCGGCTCGTGATCTGTCCGCTCACGCTGCGCGAGGCCAACGCCTATGTGCGGCAGCATCACCGACACCACGGTCCAGCTCGCGGCCAGAAATTCTCGATCAGCGTGGCCGATGAGTCGAATACGGTGCGTGGCGTGGCCATCGTCGGGCGTCCGACATCGCGCGTGCTGGATGACGGCTGGACGCTGGAAGTGCTGCGCCTGGCGACCGATGGCTGCGAGAACGCCTGCTCCGCACTCTATGGCGCGGCATGGCGAGCTGGCCGCGCCATGGGCTACCGCAAGGTCGTAACGTTCACGCTCCGCTCAGAGTCGGGCACATCGCTCCGTGCCTCGGGCTGGCGCGTTGTGGGCCAGGTGCCGGGACGGTCGTGGAGCACGCCCAGCCGCCCGCGCATTGACACGCACCCATTGCAGCCGCGCTTCCGCTGGGAGATAACCGCATGACCGCGCTCGTTTCGCTGCAGGCCCTGAAGCGCTGGCTGGACATCGAGGACGGCAACGACGACGACAACCTGCAGCGCGCCAACGACGCCGCCTCCGAATGGATCAGGAACTACACGGGCCGCGACTTTGCCACCGACGTGACCCCGAGCACGCACCAGTTCTATCCGAACGATGACGGCACGGTCAGCGTCGTCGATCTGCTCACCGCGACCACGGTCAAGGTCGACAGCTCGGGCGATCGCACCTTCGCCACCACGGTCGACCCCGCCGACTACGAGCTGCTGCCATTGGACGGCCCGCCGTATGACACGCTCCGCTCGTGGCCGACCAGCTCGCAGACGTTCCCCGAGGGTCGCCTGGTGGAGATCGTCGGGACGTTCGGCTACGACCCCGCCGGCGGCGTGCCGCCAGCCGTCCAGCAGGCGTGTCTGATTCTGGCGAGTCGGTATTACAAGAGAAACGAAGCGCCGTTCGGGATTCTGCAGGCGGTCGATCTGGGCACGTACTCGCGCATCAGCAAGGAAGATCCCGACGTGTGCGCATTGCTCGAGCCGTACCGCGCGGGCTCGGCCAGCGGCTCGACCTGGGTGGTGGTGTAGATGGGTGAGTGGTGGGAATCCAAAGAGAGCATGCGCGCCGAGATCGACCGGCGGCTCCAGTTGGCGCTTGATATTGCCCGGGAGATCGATGACGCCATCGAGGACGCGATCCTCGACTATCGCCTCGGGGCGGACCACGTCTAATGCCGTTCGGAATCGAGATCATCGGGCTCGACAAATTGCTCGCCGGATTCCAGGGCGCGCCCAAAGTCACCGAGGCCGAGATGCGCACGGCCATGACGACGTCATGCCTGCTGATCGAGGGGACCGCCCGCGCGCTGGTGCCACGGCGCACGGGCGCACTCGGCGGCAGTATCGGTCATCACATCGACGGGAACGGCACGACGCTCACCGGCGAGATCGGGCCGAGCAAGGGCTACGGGCTCTACGTCGAGACGGGCACGCGCCCGCACTGGATGCCCCCCGGTATCTTGCCGTTTCCCGCCATGCGGACGATTGCCAGGCGCGGGACGCGGGCGCAGCCGTTCATGAAACCGGCCTTCGATCAGAACGTGGCCAGGGTGACGAAACTGTTCGAGGACATCGGCATCAAGGTCGTGGGATCGATCTCGCATGGCTAGCATCTCGGAGCTCCGCGAGGCGCTCAAGGGGCGGCTCCAGACGGTGCCCGGCCTGCGCACCTATGACGTGATGCCGCCCAAGCCCGAGCCGCCGGCCGCGGCCATCGCCTTGCGCACGGGCACCTATGGGCAGAGCTTCGACGGCGCCGACATGCTGCTGGTCTTCGATTGCTATCTGTACGTCGCGCCGGGGGATCTGATGCGCGCGCAGCGGACCATCGACGCCTACCTGAGCCCGACGGGGGCGTTGTCGATCAAGGAAGCGCTGGAATCCGATCCCCATCTCGGCGGGCTGTCCGATTGGGTGCGCGTCGTCGGCTGGCAGGCGGGCGTGACCCTGGTCGACTCGGCCGGCACGCAGTTGCTCGCTATGTCGTTGCAAACGGAAGTGATGTCGTGAGCACCGGGTATGTCGCGCCCAACCTGTCGATTGTGATCCCCACGCAGGGCCGGCCATCCCTGGAGACGACGCTGGCGTCTATCAGGGCCGTCGCTGGGCCCGACGATGTCGAGATCGTCGTCGTGGGCGATACCACCAACAACGACTTTGCCGAGCCGCTGCGTGACGCCATGGCGCTGTGCAGCGGCCATCGCGCGCGCTACGCGCCCTACGATGGCGGCGCGCACTGCTGGGGGCAGCCCCAACGGAACTACGGCCAGATGATCGCCACCGGCAAGTGGCTGGCCTTCTCGCAGGACGACAACGTCTACATCGATCGCGGGCTCGACGCCATGCTCGGCGATATCACCATGTCGGCGGTCATGGCCGTGCCGCGGCTGTACCGCGTGCAAACGAAATTCGGCTTCGTGGTCTGGATGGAGCCGTTCCAGCTGGCGCTCGGGCGCATCGATGCCGATTGCATCGTGGTGCCGCGCGTCGAGGAGAAGCTCGGTCAGTGGGGCCTGGGCTACAACGGCGATTGGGACTTTATCGAGCAGACGGTCGGCAACTGGGGCGCGGAGCCGATCTGGTGCAACCGACTGCTCGCCCAGCATCAGGGGATGATGGCCCATGCATCCTGAAGCCTACGCCTACGTGGCCGAGATGGTTGCCGCGTTCGGCCCGCGTCAGTCCGTCGTCGAGCTGGGCAGCCGCGATTTCAACGGCAGCGTGCGCGGGCTGTTCAATGGCGCGGCCTATTGCGGGGTGGATGCGCTGCCAGGCTACGGCGTCGATGTGGTCGCCGATGCGGCCGAGTTCGAGCCCGACATGCCGCCCGATACGGTGGTCTGCTGCGAAGTCCTGGAGCACACGCCCAACGCGGCGGCGATCTGTGCCAACGCCCGCCGCATGCTCGGCGCGGGCGGCGTGCTCATCGTGACGTGCGCCACCGATCCGCGCGCCCCCCATTCGGCGTATGACGGCCTGACCGTGCGGGATGGTGAGTTCTACCGCAACGTGCCACCCGACGATCTGATGGCCTGGCTGCGGGGATTCGAGGGCGTGGCGTGTCAGGCGTATATCGATCGCGGCGACCTGTACGCCGTGGCGGTCAAGCCGTGAAAATGATCGCAGTTCACCCGGGCGCGAGCTCCAGTACGGTGGATGTTTTCAACGGACTGACCAAAGCCCTCGACGCGCAGGGCCACGAGATCATCCCCTTCCGCCTCGACGGGCGGCTGGACAGCTTTAACCGCTGGCTCAACTGGCAGTGGCGGTGCGCCGGCAAGCCCGACCCGCGGCCAACGGTCGAGGATGTCTATTACCAGGCCTCGGTCAATATCATCGAGCGGGCGCTGTGGCATGTCCCGGATTGGGTGGTGTGCTTCTCGGGCGCGATGGTCC